ACCCTGCAAGTGTTGCCTGATTAGCGGCATGGTTTATCTCTGTGCGTACAAGTCTTTCTGCTTTCCATTTTTCCACACCCATTTCATGCGCAAGCCTTGCAGCCAGTACCCTTGTATTCTGCCCTGTAGCAAACGCTTGCGGTATAATACGGTTAAGTTTTTCAAATAATTGCTCCTTATTATTCCAAATTCTATCGGAAAAGTTGCTTCCCATCCACGGCTTTTTAATTATTGATTCTATGGCTTTATTGTCTATTACATTAAAGTTACCCCCAAAGCCTAATCCTTTTTGAATATCAAATATACTGTGATAATAGCTTTCTTTATATGCATCACTCAGACCGCCCATAAAGGCCTCTAGCTCACGATTGGCAAGTAAGTTAACCTGATGGTTTATCTGTGCTAAAAGCTCTTCCTGTCGGCTTATATAGCCTCTTGCAGATAACCTGCGCAAATAGTCCTTGTATTCCTTACCAAGTCCTACACGTTCAGCCTCGGCATAATAATTCGCCATTTCTTCACGAAAGCTATTAAGCTGTGGTTTAGGTATACGCATTTTGGCATCCTGTATAGTTATAGCGTTGTTTTTGGCATATCTACCATAAAAAGCTTCAACATCTCGCTCAATTATTCGAGTAGTCTCCGCATAAAAAGCATTTAACTCCTTAACAAGACTGTTGCCTTTGCGCTCAGCTGTTAAAAGTGATTCCTCTGCTCGTTTCTGCCAATACTCAGGTGATTTCATTCATTATCGCCACCCTCGTGCGCAGGGAAACCAAATTCAGCGCTATTTTCAAGTGCTTCCTTTTCCTCGGCTTCAATTTGTGCAAACTCTTCTTCTACATCCTCCACATATGGATTTTGTTTAATAAGCGTTTTTTGTGATGTTATTGTTCTTCCGCCTGCCAAAGCTGTTAGATTGGTTACAACTTCTGTCTCATTTATCGGCATGTCCATGTTGAAAACTATTTCAAAGCTTTTATTTGTAAAATCCCCTTTGCCGCTAAGTGCAAAATAGGCATCTATAAACAGTTTGGCACGTTCAAACATTTGCTGTAATTCCAATGCGATAGACTGACAGTCATTATCAAGGTCGGAATATCTAAAGCCTATTGCACGGCCTGATGCATTGCCCAGATCAGGGTCTTTTGTATCTACACCATTACCATAATCATATATTTTGCGGCGAACATCATCCATAAAACCCATAACAGCATCTATGTTTAGCTCCGCCTGCATTTTATCAACATTGCCGTCAGCATCAAGCAAAACGGCTAAAGCTTCTTGCAAATCCTTTACCAACTCGTTTATGTCAGTGCCGCCATATCCTTTAACTAAGAATATGAAATTTGCTACATCCCTCAAGACATCATCTGTGACAGATAAATTCCAGTTAAGAGTATCTATAAGCTCTTTAAGATAATAATATAGCGGAAATTCTTCCTCATTGTATCTCGCCCACAGCAAAGGCACTTCACTCCACAAAGTTGCCTTGCCATTGTGTAAAAAATGCGGCTGTGTGTCCGGCCTTTCCGGGTCAATCTGCCACTGTCCGCCCTCTACCTGTACAAAATAACGTACACCTTGCCTGTCCCATAGTTCGGCACGAATTACAGTTGTTTTGTGGTCTGCTATATACACAATCTGTGTTGCAAAATAAATAAAACCGCCCAGGGATTCTTTTTCTTCATCTTCCCATAGCGGTATAATATTTTTAAAATTGTGTATTTTAAAGCGCATAGCACCTGTGCTGTCTATGTACGGCTGCATATACGCTATTCCTTGCTTTGGCATGGCACGTCCAAAGCGTTTTAGCTTGGAACGAAAATTGTTGTCAAACAGTTCAGCAAGGGTTTGGGAGTATAATTTATCGTCACTATTGGCCGAAAAAGGTCTTGTAAGCATATAGTTCATTTTTTGTTCTATAAGTTTTCGCAGAATCGGCTGTTCGTTTTTTGTGTTTGAACGCAATCGAAAACGATTAGTTTTATCCTGCACAGCACTGCGGTTGCGATAATACTTTTCTGCTTGCTCTGCCATAATATATTTATCGCTATTAATAAATTCTTGTATTTCTTCACCGACTATTTTTGCCCATGTCATAGGAGAATTTTGCTTCAATGACATTAAAATACGTTCCGTCTCGGTTATATACAAACTATCACCCCTTTATAATTCGGATATTATTGGGATTAATTATTGTCATCACAAAATATCTCAGCATGTCCATGCAATGGTCGTTTTCTTTCAATGGTTTATCCTCGCCGCCTTTTTCATCCCACGAATATACATCAAACTCTTTCAGTGTGTGTTTACAGCAATCGTTTATTTTAAGCAAATCTGTTTGCATGACATTTGCAGTGTGGTATATACCATCAAGCACAGCATTCTTTGCAGGTACAACTCTATACTTCCCACGTCTTTTTATTGCAGTTATAAAGCTGCTGGCAGATGGGTCTACAATAATGNGGTTTATAGGCAAATCCCCTGCAAAAGTATGCAAATCATTACAATACTCTTCATCNGTTTTNGGNTTTTNGCTTTCNCNNCCACTATGATAANATTCCTTAACCATATACCACTTGTCTTTATATTTTCCGAACAAGCCAAATGCAGTAGGATTATATATGCCATAGTCGCAAGATATGCGGTACTCTGTATATGCTCTGTCTTGGGTTTCTGTGCGAGCTTTTGAGGCTTGAGGATATATAAGTCCCTCAGCAAGAACCCATTCGCCAAGTATGAAACGGTTATAAAAGATACCTGTATATTCAGCTTTAAGCTGTTTTACATATTCCGGGTCAAGAAACTCATTGTCATCAATCAAAAACTTCATGACAAGCATATCAAGCTCATCTTTGCGGTCAAGATATTTTGTTTTAAACCAATGGTTAGGATTATCAGGGTTTGTTGTGCCAAAAAGCTTTGCACCCGGCTCTGACAAACGAGACAAAAGCATTGTAAAAAAGTCCTCGGTGAAAAGTGTTATCTCATCACAATAAGCGCCCTGCAATGTCATTCCTCGAATTTTGCTTTCTGCTCTGGCATCGTTTACACCCTCAAGATAAACAAGCCTGCCGAATAAATGTGCTTCCTTGGCAGGCAGAGAATATGAAAAGTTTGAGCCAAACATAGTTGACATCAAATCAAGGGTGTTTCGCCTTAAGCTGGTTAATGTTTTAGCAACCATCAAAAAAGCTTTATCTTTTGGCATCTGCGAAACCCAAAATGCCCAAAGCACAAGGCTTATCCATGTTTTACCGCTTCGCACTGAACCCTCAAGAATATTAAGGCGCTTTAATTTATCCTTTTTCCATAAGCTCATAAGCTTAAGTTGCTTTTTTGTATAAACAGAACTCACTTTTTCAGTCCTCCGATAAGTGTTTCAATCATGCCTGCATCGCTGGTATCTTCGCCGATGAGACTGCGCAATTCTTTAATTGCAGCAATATCTCCTTCTTTAGCTCGCTTAAAAAGTGCAACTACTATCAACTGGCTATTGTCTATATCTTCAATGGGGATCCCCATTTTAGTTAGCTTATTAAAATCCTTTGTGTCTGAAACAGGCAAATCAAGCAGAAAATTCATGCTCTCTTTAAGAGCTTTACGTGCACGTCTGGCCTCGCCTGACGCTTTACCGCCCTCGGCAGCAATTCGCCTTTGCTCTGCCTTTGTTCGCTTATTCTGTGGTATTAAATTTTCGTGGCCTTTATTTTTCATCACCTCACCTCGCTTTATTTAGGCAAAAGAAAAACCGCTAAACCATAATGATTAAGCGGCGAATTATTTAAGTTTATTTTGGGAAAAGTATTGACTATACGTGTAATACGTGTTATAATGGTATTAACAACTGGGGTTGCTGTAATGACGTTTAGAGAACTTGATAAAATGCTTAAAGCTGATGGATGGATACCAACAAGAACTAAAGGTTCTCATGTGCAATATAAGCACCCAACAAAGGTCGGCACCGTTCCTGTTCCTAATCATGGAAGCCAAGATATAAAATTGGGAACACTTAAAAGTATAATGAAGCAAGCAGGATTAAAGTAATAGTCCTGCTTAATCAAAAAAGGAGTTGATTTTATGACACTCGCATATCCAGCATGTTTTTACAAAGAAAGTGATGGCTATTCTGTTATTATTCCTGACTTCAATGCAGCAACACAAGGCGAGGATATAAAAGAAGCTATATATATGGCAGAGGATGTTATAGCTGGTTTAATCTTGTCAGCAATTGAGGACAATTCGCCTTTTCCTAAACCTAGTGAGCCAAGTGATGCGTTGCTTGAACCTGAGGAATATGGCAAAGGCTTTGTCTCAGTAGTTCTTGTTGACCTAGATAAAAAAGAAAAAGAATTTTTACAACAAAATAAATTAATCAAAAAAACTCTAACTATTCCGTATTGGGTTAACAAAAGAGCAGAGCAGGCTAATGTTAATTTTTCGCAAACCTTGACAGATGCATTAATTGAAAGATTTATGTAATATTTTTTAGATTGCAGAACTCGTCTGAATAAGGCGGGTTCTTTTTTGATATAATTCTACAATGTTTATTTTAGGAAAAGTATTGACATTAGCGTTACGCTATGCTATAATAAGTACATACCAAAGGAAAGGAGTTGAACAAGTGGATGACCTAAAAGATGCCCTGGCAATAGCAAAGGACTTGCTACAGATTTTAGTCTTAATCTTAACAGCCCTCAAACTGACAAAGAAAGACGAAAAACCTAAAAGCAAGTCCAAGAGGGGGAAATAATCCCCCTCCCCCATGTGGGGTTAAGGGTATTATAGCACATTCACCATGCTAATGAAACAAAAAAAGTATTTAACAATCATTGTTATTGCACTGTTATTAATCAATATTTTTGACGGAAGCTTTACAAATCCATCATTTCTTGACTGGGTGAAACTGCCACTATTCGCAATATGCCTTATACTGCTGATAAGAAAGGATTGATAATCATAGAAACCAAAGCTATAAAACTTTCCCCAAAAAAGAATGGAAAAGGTTACGTCACTTCTTATTCTGTTAATTTAGGCTGCGCTGAAATTCGCAATTGTGGATTTATAGACAGTCAGGGAAATCAGGTAGCACTAGAAAAAATCGTTGATTCTAATAATATGCAAATTATTATCCGCATTAAGCAGAACTCGTCTGAATAAGGCGGGTTCTTTTTTTAAATAATTCTACAATGTTTATTTTAGGAAAAGTATTGATAAGCACGTTATAACGTGCTATAATAAGTACATACCAAAGGAAAGGAGGGAATGCGGTGGATGAAATAATAAAGGCTCTTACCATAGTCTGGTTAGTAACTCAGATAGTGTCGAAGCTGACTGAAATACTTAAACCTAAACCTAAGGGCAAGAGCCGAAGGAAGCGCTAAGCTTCCTTCCCCCTTCGGGGGTATGATTATTATATCACACTGCACCTGTATGAAACAAGTTGCCCAAGTATCTGGATTGTTTTTAATTTTGGTAATCATCTTAAAGATTGTAGATTTTTCTGTTCCTACACCAACAGATGTTATTATCATTCTTTTGTTTGCAATATATGCCATACTAGAGCTTGTCACATTGAAAGTGAGGAAATAATTAAATGCAATTAAAAGAAATTCGAGAAAGCCAGGGAATCAGCGTGCCGCAATTATCAGATATGACAGGTATTCACCGCCGTACAATTCAAGATATTGAAAAGCGTCGTGATTGTCTCGTGTCGAATGCCATAATATTTGCAGATGCACTAAACATTACACTCGACGAATTGTGCCGTTCGGATAAGAATCAACCCCCGTCTGAATAAGGCGGGTTTTTTTATATAATTCTACAATACTATTTTAGCACAGATTTAACTGACATTTACTGACATCTTTATTTTCAACAACGCTTGCCCATGCAAACGCATTATGTGCCTTTCGGTATAATTCATTTTTTCTATTATCTCCTCCCACTTGTAACCATCAACATACCGCAATTCCAAAAGCTGACGAAAATCCGGGTTTTCCACCTTAGCAATACACAAGTAAATCTCGCGCAGCTTTTTTATATCACTGTCAATCTCTCGCTCCCATTCATCAATCTGGCACACGCAATTTTCAAGCCTGCTGCGCTGTGATGTTCCGCTTACTCGTTCGGCCTGATATGATGATGTAGAGCGTTCTGCAAGGATTCTAAGTTCACTTATGCGCTCTTTCTTAAAACGGATTCCACGGGCGAGCCTATAACCTTGCTGTAAATATTCCTTTGTTGTCACTTGCAAAATCCCCCAATCAGTAGTATAATCTGGTTTAATAAGGCTATATCTTGGTACTACTGATTGGGGGCGCACTTTTGGGAGTGCGTTCTTTTTTTATATATTTTCAATGCTGCTTAAGCTCGTCAAATGTCAAATCGTCACTCCTTTGCCTGTTACAACGTATTCCCTGTATAATCATAAAATCCAAGTTCTTCAAGAGCTTCGCCAATATCACGCTTAAACCGCTCCGCCTGTTCAGGCAATCCAGTTTCGTCATAATCGGCTTGTTCTTCAAGCATTTCGTCAATGTTCCATGTGCCTGATATTCTCTGATAAATCCATTCTGCCAAACCTGTGACAGAATAGCCTTTTGTAATTTCATTTTTACTTTTATCAATCTGTATCATTTTGCCGTTAAGCATATGAAACCAATCTCCATCTACGCCAGTAAACAAAACCGTTCCCTTTTTAATTACAATTGGTGTCTGCGAGATTTCTGTTTTTAGGTGCATATCTTCGGTTAATTCAAACCGCTGTCCAATATTGATTTTTTTCATTTTCTCACCTATTTCCTTAAAATAACAAGCTTTCCTGCTTATATGGCTTAAATCGGGTTATTTCTTCTTAGCAATTGCATATATCACAATTGCTATAATCTCTGCTAAGATTGTAACTATCACACCCAACACAAACGGCGGTGTGTAGAGGGTCATATTTCCACCTCCAACAAATCCGATATTTTAGTGGGTTCTTCGTCTGTCCATTGGATGGAGGGGAAAAGGGAAGTAGCTTTCTCAATCTGTACAAGGCGTTCGTCTGTGCAAAGCCACCTAGGGGCGTTAATACTTTTTTCAGGAGCACATGCATATGTCCACATATCTCCGCCCTCATCCCTCGCCAACCACTCAAAACCTAAAACCTGCAAGGCTTCTGCTATTTTACGTTCTTCTGGTGTTAGGGTGGGTGTTGCGGTGGAGTTTCCCCATTTGTGAAAAAGCATCAGTATAGTGCGTGAGGCATCGCCAAATATCATATTGTTTTCGGTTTTGCAATACTCTGGTACTGATGTGTTCCCATATTTCTCAAAGTTTGTCATGGCTGCTCCTCCAACTTCCTGCCACACATGGGGCAAAAGTTTATTTCCTGTTCCCAAAAGCGATTAGTATCAGGGTTGGGTATTCCTCATTTTTTATTGCAATACTCACACACTTCTTTACTGCCCTCCAAAGCTTCCGCTGCCTGTAAGTACAGTTTAAACAGATTTCCTTTTGCTCTGATTTGTGCCATGAAATACGGATTTGCGCCGCTTGCCAAGTTCCTTAGTGTTTCTGCTGCTTCCTTGTTTTCCATACCAAATGCCTACCTTTTCTGCTTTGTTTTTTGTTTTGGTCTTATAACGTATTTTCTTTTTGCCGCACTCTTCTACGCTGCATCCTCTTTCCTCACCATTAAGTAGCATATAGTGACAGCCTTTATCTGAAGAATAAAGAATGCGGTAATATGTACAGCCTTTACAATATGGTCTTTTGTTCAACAGACACATCCTCCATTATAGGAATAATCTCTTTGTTATTCGGTATTAATTCTGCCAAACATGCGGTTAGGACATTCACAACGATGCTATTCCGGCGAACAATTCTATTAGTCTTAATGGTTTTTCTATTCTGAACTTCGTTTTCGTATACATGTCAAAGCTAATTTGATTGTTCATTTGGCATCACCACGCATTTCATCACACAACCCCCGCTTTTTCCATTTCTAATTGCTTAATTCTAGCACGTTCTTTAGCCATCCATTCACGGTGATAAGCATTTGGATTACTTCTGTCAATACCTGTTTTTTTGTATTTGCGCCTGCCGTTAGCTTTGTAAGTGCAATCCTCACATTGATAGTTATATTCGCATATTTTTTGAGTGCAAATTATTTGTTTTTTCATATTTTCTCCCTACCGTCTAAAATTCCGGCAAATCTTTTGCATCGCTCACAATCAGATTTATTAGCGTCTGCAAGCATGCTTCCTGTCGAGTTATATATTCTTAAATGTTGCTCATAAATCCTTTGAGACAACGAATCGGCTTTAAACTGTTCCAGTATTTTGATTTTTTCTTTATTGCCTCTTTCCCTGCTGACTTTTCCTAATCTGTACATAGCATATAAATATCTAACTTTTTGGAACAACAGTTGCTCTGCGGTGTTTAAATTGGTTGGCATTTCGCCGTCATCAAATGCAATGCGTTCAATTTTTTCGATTGTCATAACGATAAATACCACTCCAATACTCGTATTGCAGATTCATAACCGTGGCATATTTCGGCAAAATTACCCGCTTTATTCAGCTCCTCAATCCACCAGTTTTGTTCAAGTGAAGTTTTCCCGGATTCGTTTTTCATCTCAATGTACAATCCGCTATACTGACCTTTTGGCACCGGCAAACACAAATCAGGAACGCCTGATTTAACACCTGTTCTTTTTAAATTTGCAGCTTCAATTTTATCCCTGCTGCCACCATTCGGCACATGATGCAATAATTTCAAACAAGGCCATTTCTCTCTAATCAATGGCTGCATAGACCACTTGATTACATTGCATTGATGCTTAAATTCGCTTATCAACTTGCAACCCCTTTTCCCATCATGATGCGATTGAGTATTTGGCTGGCTTCTAACTTATTCAGTTCGGTTGCATTAAAACCCTTGATTCTGCGCTGAATAAGATTAATTTGTTTTTCGCTTGCAGGCTTATTCCCCCAATATTTAGCTCGTTCCAAATCCCAAATATAGCGAGTGCTTTCGTGGTTGCTTTGCAGGTAGCTGTATGCCCTATCTAAAGCCTCTTGCATGGATACGAGCTCGCTGCCAAGACATACTTTCCCTAGTTCATTGGGACAAGGTATAACTATTCTTTTTCTGTCAGGCAGGCTGCAAACAAGGGATCCATCCGGCATTTTAAAATAATTTACATCGTGAGTATTATATTTTTGTTCTTTTGCCCATAAATCAACTATTTTTATATTTTTAATCCAACTTTGAGGACAATCAGATGCTAGTATAGCTTTTTCCGGCAAATCAAAAATCATGCCCTCTATATCTTCTTTTTTCTTCTCAGGTATATTTTGCAAATCAATCCCCAGCAGGCTTGGTGCTGTGCATAGATTTGCTTTACCTGTAATGCCTACACAGTCAATCAGGTTAAGCTTATCCTTGCCGGGCGATAATCTTAACCCTCGCCCTACCATTTGGGCATATAAACTATCTGACTGGGTAGGCCTGGCTATAATTATTGTTTCTACTCTCGGAATATCAGTACCCTCAGTAAAAACCATACA